ATACTATTGATAATGATACTGCTACCACTAATACCGTTAGTGATAGCTAAACTAATTATGGACATATTCCTATAACCGCCCTCGGGCGGTTTTTTTATGAGAAAAAAGAATAACTAAAATTTGACAACAGCCCAGTAAAAACGTTAGGCTGACCGCTTGTGCCTTCCGGACTTGATTTAAAAGGCACAACCCACCCCGAGGGTTATTACCTCGGGGATAATAAGAAACTCATTTCTTATTCAAAAAAAGTCTTTCCCTTAGATGCATCTAAGGACTATAATACTCCTAATAAACAGGAGTAATTCATGGCAAACCAAAGACTCAACAAAAAAACCATCCTGGCTATACGACGGGCCGATACACTCGAAATTAATATTTCAGGCGGACTCTACTGGGCCATGCTATGGGAATCAAACAAACTCTGTTCCGTTCAAAACGGAAAAGGGCTTGCTATATGGTTGGATAAGTCTAAACTCATTAAGACGGTTACACGTCACAATCCTGGCATTAAGATACAAGAGGTTATACATGAAACGCAGCCGAACTAACTACAAAAGATCATCTAGAAAATTCTCTCGCACCAGTCGTGCAACTCACCCTGTCAATGGCATGCGACCAATGCGTGGCGGTATACGCCTATAAATGGCATGCTTTTATCCTCTACATGGATGGCGCTCATTAATTCCCAACGAGAATGGGCGACGACCAATCACCTTCAAACTCAATGGGGCGGATTTAGACGCCCCAATATCCCTACCCTGTTACAAGTGCACTGGCTGTCGTTCAGACCAGGCGCGAGACTGGGTAGTAAGGAACTACCATGAAAGCAAACAACATTTACAAATGTCATTCATCACGCTTACCTATGACGATGAGAACCTCACAGCCCTTAATCGCCCGCATGTATCTGCGTTTATTAAAGCGCTTAGGAAATCACTTCCACAACAAATCAGATATTTTGGTTGCGGAGAATTGGGAGAATCCTCACATAGACCGCACTACCATGCAATAATATATGGAGCAGACTTCCTAGAAAAATCTACGCCATTTAACAAAAAGGCCGGAACTTACATAAATGATTCACTCCAAAAATTATGGTCTCACGGCTTCCTTGTTATTGGCGCTGTCTCTCCCCATACTATTAAGTACGTGTGCGGCTATACCCAAAAAAAACTGGGACAACCTTCTACCTTCAACTTCATGTCACGCAACCCAGGAATTGGGACTAAGTTCCTGGAAACATATCAAGACAACCTCGGTGAGCTACAACATACAACAATGGACGGACGGATCTATCCCATTCCTAAAAAGTACCTCGAACTTGCGGAGTCATCTTTGCAGCACGTCCGTGATGCACGATCAGAGTACGTCAGGACAATGACCCCAGAAACAAAGTGGGTCAAAACTACAAACCTTCGGACGAAGGAAATAAACCTGAAAGCCAAACTAAACCAAAGGAAAAACACCATATGAACATCATTGCCCAACTGATACAACTCTCTACTGGCGCACGTTCTCATCCCTTTGAACACACCCGCGAAGGTCTCGCAAACGAACTGACTCAAACTATTGCAGAATGGCCTGAAAAAGTGCAGGATCAAGCAATTATCATACTAATGGAAAAACAACCTACGGAGGAAGATTGGCAATACAGCACCGCACCTTTCTTCCTATTAACCGATTTTAACGAACTATTCAGTTCTGACAAAGTAAACGGCGTCCTAACAGGAGTCGAACAAAGCTACATAACCACGCAAGCCGTTAACCAAAACTAGGAGATAAACAAATGGAAAAGTATTTCAGCCAACCTAACAAACAAGCTTCACAGGAGCGCTTCGCTACCGTACCTACAGCGGAGATACCTCGCTCTAAATTCGACCGTTCACACGGCAGAAAAACTACGTGCAGTCATGGCAAACTTGTTCCCGTGTACTTGGATGAGGTATTGCCAGGAGACACGTTTACAATGAACAGCACCATATTCTGCCGGTTGGCAACACCATTAAAACCCATCATGGATAATCTCTACGTCGATATTCATTTCTTCTTCACACCTAATCGCCTTGTCTGGAACAACTGGCAAAAATTCATGGGGGAAAGGGAACCAGGCGACGAGGGCACCGAATACACCATACCCACAACGGAAGCAATGGATTTAACGAATAAACTCGACCAAACCTTAGCACTGTATTTTGGATTACCACGAGCCAGCGGCGTCACGGTTAATGCACTACCGTTCAGAAACTACATGTTAATTTTTAACGAATGGTACCGCGACGAAAACTTGACACCATCGTTTGTATTCGACAAAGGAGACGGTGTCGGCGACGTATGGGCAGATCAGGGACTAATTCAGCGCATGCAGCGCAAAGGTTACTTCACAGGTGCGCTTCCCTGGCCACAAAAAGGCAGCCCTGTGTCTATTCCGATTTTGGATACCGCGCCAGTAGTTAGCGATGGTGGGTTCTTTAAATTAGCAACTAACGCAGACGGCACAGGCCTCAGAAATGTGCAATTCGGCCCGGATACCGGAGCCGGAACAAATTACAAATACGATGGAACTGCGCAAACAGGACAGAATAGTTATTTCGGCGAAGGCCTTCAGGCTGATCTCTCCGCCGCGACATCGGTAACAATAAATGCACTACGAACAGCCTTTCAGGTACAGCGATTGTACGAGAGAAATGCCAGAGGAGGAACTCGTTATATCGAAATCGTATTAAGCCATTTCGGCGTACAATCGCCGGATTTACGCGCAATCCGCCCCGTTTATCTCGGCGGAGGAACTACAAGGTTCAATTTCTCACCAATTCCGGCCACGGCAAACGTTACCGGAACAACAATACAAGGCGATCTCGCCGCATACGCCACCGCTTTAAATAACGGTGGCTTTACACATTCATTTACAGAACACGGCTATGTAATGGGGATACTAAGCACCAGGGCAGAACAAACCTACCAACAGGGCATTGAACGCATGTGGTCTAAAAACACGCGCTATGACTTTTATTGGCCTGTGTTCGCTCATCTGGGCGAACAAGCAATATTCAACCGTGAAATCTACCATCAGGGCACTTCAGCCGATCTGGAAATCTTCGGTTATCAGGAACGCTATGCCGAATACCGGTACAAGCCGTCAACGGTAACCGGTAAATTTAACTCTACAGACCCCGAATCACTGGACTTCTGGCACTTGGCCTATGATTATTCGGCATTACCCACGCTATCAACTGGATTCATTTGGGAAACAGCGCCGGTAAAACGTTGCCTAGCCGTACCATCAGAACCAGATTATCTAGTAGATTGTTGGTTTAACCTCCAATGCGAGCGACCCATGCCGGTATATAGCGTACCTGGCATGATCGACCATTTCTAATGATTGGCGAGATTGTAGGGGCCGGTATTGATGCCTTTTCGGCGAATAGCGCAAATCGAGACGCTAAAAAAATGGCACGCGAGCAAATGAAGTTCCAGGAGCGCATGTCAAACACGGCGCATCAGCGCGAAGTCAAAGACCTGATCGCAGCAGGTCTTAACCCTATACTCTCCGCCGGTGGCGGAGGGTCTAGCACACCATCAGGCGCAACATATACACCACAAGTCGCGAAGGTAGGCGACACAATTGCAAAGGGCGTGAGTAACGCCCTACAGGCTAGAAATCTGTCTCAACAGGCAAAGTTAAATGATGCGCAAATTGGCTTAATGCAACAACAAGGTGATGCGGCATCAGCCTCCGCGGAAGCTGCTCGAGCGCAGGCAGGCAAAACGAACGCCGAAACCGGGTTAATAACCGGTACATCGACATCAAAAATATCGCAAGCTGAAGCAGATGCGAAGTATGCGATCAACAGTCTGCTTAAACTTGACCAGGAGATAAAAAATGCAACTACTGCCGGAGAAGGAATGAAGCTGAAGAATGAGTTTCAAGAAATGCTAAACGAGTTATATCCCTATATGAAAGGCGCCGCAATCGGCGGATCTGTGCTTACCGCAGTCGGAACCGGAGCCGCCCTGGGCGCGGCAGCCAGAAGGAAAGTAATAAATGCGATAAAAGACAAAGCGTTAAAAAGTAAATTCGATAAGAAGGGACCTATCCCAATTTATCGAAAAAATAGCGAAAGCCTCTACAATTCAAACTAAGGTGAAAACATGAAAACACTCTATACAGATAAAAACGGCGAAATAAGCGAAAACGTACCTACGTTCATCTGGAGAAACGTACGTACCGAAAGGCTACGTGTACAAACATACATAGACGATCCATCGATGACGGATCAAAGCTATGCCAACGAATGCGACGTGAATTGGTTAGTCGCGCAATTTGATCGCTCAGGAACATTACCACCCGCAACCAGGGAACCAGTATATGCAGATGTTACAGGTCTCCAGGGAGATCCAACTGAACTTATGGAAACAGCGAAGGAAACAATAGACATAGCGGAGAAATTCCGCAAAAGCTATAAACCTAAACAGGAGAAAGTCGATGGAAATACTATTGATAATGATACTGCTACCACTAATACCGTTAGTGATAGCTAAACTAATTATGGACATATTCCTATAACCGCCCTCGGGCGGTTTTTTTATGAGAAAAAAGAATAACTAAAATT